TAAGGTTACAAGTGCATATCATCAATTCGTAAACAAAGTAAATAAGCTACCTGAGTATTTGGCATAAAAAAAGGCTACCGCCTTAGTTGATACCTAGAAGCGATAGCCTGTGTGGGTGGGGTTTAAACCCCACCTCATTTTTTATGTTTATGCAGAAACCATGATGTTGTCTACACGGAAGATACGGTAGTACTGGTTAGTCTTAGCAGTTGCAAGACCGTTAGCCGCAGTTGCACCAACGAATGGGTTAGAAACCATGCCGTAGCGTGTTTTGAAACCGATTTTTGGTTGGAATGTATCTTCGCCAACTGCTCTCATCATTGTCAATGGAACGTATGGGCAATAGAATACACCAGCATCGTATGGGTTTGTGCCTTTATAGCCTACTGTTACGTAGTCTACTGTTGCATATGGATCGATGTACACTTTTGTACGTCCGTTAAGAACACCAGCAAACAAGTTACCTGTGTCATCTACGTTCAAGTTAGCAGAGATCGCTGGAGCATAATCCAACATGCCAGCCGCCGCCAATGCAGAAGCAACATCAGAAGAACACATAACTACGTTACCTTTTCCTCTACGTGTTTCTTTAGCAATTGCGTTTGCTTCACGTTCAATTTGTACCATAAGACCTTTGAACTTCTCAGCAGACCAACGACCATCAGCATCTGTACTCATGTTAAAGATACCACGTACTGCAACGTTTGACTGTTGTGCACCTGATTTAGCTTGTGAGTTGATTGTACGGATAACTTCACGGTTCATTTCTGACAAGATTTCAGTTGACAAGATGTTTGCCAATTCTGTTTCAGCATCCAAACCATGGATTGCTTTCAAGTCTTGTGCGAGTTCTAGTGAGTACTCAGCTTTCAAAGCACGTGACTTCGCTGTCACTGTTGCTTTTTCGATTGAGAAACCCATCTCAGGGAATGCGTTACCTGCCGCATCGCCCAATGCTTCAGCAGAATCTGTAGCCATACCACCAACAGCAAGTGCTGTCAAACGGTCTGAGTCGATTGTTGCCGCATCATTTGCGTTAGCTACGTCAAGACCTGATGGGCTTGATGGTTGTGCCGCAGAGTTTTGTGTACCTGAGAAACGTGTGTCTGCTTCGTTGAATAGAGCCTCTGTACCACCTTGTGATGTGTACTTTGACTTCATTGCGAAGATCAATCCTGTTGGACCTGACATAGGCTGAACACCAGCTAAGTCGTATGCCAACATGTTTGGAGCGGCACGACGAACTAGTGAGATCAAAATTGGATCCCAGTTTGCAACGTTTGCGCCTGTTGAGTTAGTCGGTGCGGCCTCTGTCAACTGACGCTCTTCAGCAAGAGCCTTTTCAGTGTTTTCCAAAAGAGCGGCTGTAACCGAGCGTTTGTGTGAGTCTGTGATAGAACCAGCGGCTTCTTCATTGAGAACCGGGTTCCATTTTTCGACTAGATTGTCGTATGTATTGTTCATTAGAGTATCCTCTTACTTTTGAGATTTTCTGATTGCAGAAAGGTAGGTTTGCATCACGTCTGAAGTAGATTCAGCGATAGCATCTGATGCTTCGTCTACTGTTTCTTCTGCGATAGTGGATTCAATTGCTTCTGGTTTGAAATTCGCTTCTTTCACGATTGCAACTTTTTCTGCAAACGATTCAGCATCATGGAATTCAAATCCTTCAACCAATTTAGTTAGTTTTTCAACTTGGGTATCAGCCAAACCTTTAGATGCTTCAGCAATAACTGCTTCACGTCTAAATGTGTCTAGCTCTACAGACAATGACATTGCTTCTTCAGTGCGCTCATTAATAGCTGTTTCCAACTCTTTAACTTGCTCAGATAGATCGTCAACTAGGTCAACTTTCTCATCTGGTACTGCAATGTAAGATTCAGTGAATACGTCTTTCAACTTCTCCATGAATCCTTCTGCGATTTCTGTGCGTAGACCTGATTGAATAGCAACTTTGTTGTCTTCAACCCATGTCTCAACCACATAGTTTAGGTAGCCATCAACCTGCTCAGCCAATTCAGTTTTCTGTGTAGATAACTCTTCAGCCAATTCAGTTGCGTATGTTTCTTCCAGACGATCAATTTCTTCTGCAAGTTTTGTTTTGATAGCAGATTCAAAGATAACGGCAGTTTTAGTCTTGAACTCTTCTGAAAGAGTTGCTTCAGACTCAACCAATGCGTCAAGTTCAGTTGTATAGTCGAATTGTACTGCCGCAGTTGCATCTTCTGCCACTACATCAGCTTCTTCGCCTTCTACTTCTTCGCCCATCATTTTACCGTAAGATGCTTGAAGATCTGCTTTTTTCATCTTCGACATTTTACCGTACATTGCATTAATCATGCCAGCTTTGGTCTTTGGTGCCGCCGCCTGTGTTGTAGCTTTAGCCGCTTTATCGACAGAATCGACAGACGCAACTTCAGCGTTTTTAGGATCATGAGCTTCTTCCACAACGTTCTCGTCATGGAGTTCTGCATCAGTGATCTGATTTTCTTCAGACATGCTGTACTCCTTTACATGCTTTTTGTTTTGAGTAACGAGAGGAAATTCTTGAACTCACGTGTCTGTGTCTCATAAAGATCAGCACGTGGAGCCTTTTTAACTTCAGTCTCCATTCTTTCAATTTCTCTTGCTTCGATTACGCCGTTATTCCAAACCCAGTCCACGCCTTCCATTATTCCATTTACGAAAGCTTGCGGGGCGGATGGATCTTGTACAATATCAACTGTATTAAGAATAAAGTCTTCTTTGACCATTGTTACGCCGTTTCTCTGTTCGAGACTACCCATACCACGAGTTGACACACCTAGTTGAACACCACCATCAAGTAAACCTTTTACGATCTTTCCCATTGGAGTATCTAATATCTGTGCCTTACCCATCACATTATTACCTTCAAATTGAAGATCAGTAATAAGATGAGATACTTTGTCTAAGTTAACAGTAGGACCTTCGGGGTGATTTAACTCACCAACTGCTCTCTTAGTCATTACTTGATCCGTTACGTACTTTTCTACTGCCTTTTCCATTATAGGTTTGGGGTAGATCCGTCCGTTACGGTTCTTCGATTCTGCCATCGCAAAGATACCTTCGATAACATAAGACTTTTCGCCTTTATCGTTAGCCTCGACTATGCACTGCACATCGGTTTCGGTATACTCTGTGATAAGTTTCATCGTTTATCCTTTAAACTGTTTAACAAATTCCGCACCAGCCTTCTTAGCCGAGTTTAAATCACGGAACGTGTCTAACTTTTCCATGTCAACATATGTGACAAATTTGTTCTTCTCTTTATGTACCATAACGTGGATACCTTTAATTTTGGTATCAAAGATATGTTCACCTGGTGGCATACCTTTCTTTCTTTTTTCACGTATTTCTGTGAAAGTCTTCATTATAGTTACCTTTTGTTTCAACTATTATTTATACATATAGAATTCTCTATTTGTTCTTATTCAGAACTAATTTCTTCTTCGGGTTCAACTGAAGCTTCTGGTTCTTCTACTGGTTCTTCTACTGGCTCTACACCATTATGAACCGCATTTGCAACTGCAATTTTCTCTGCATCTAGAGCATCACCAATCTTTTGTGTCATCATGTCCTTAAAAGTAGGTTCTGCTTTGGCAAAGTCTTTCTCTTGCACTTGATTAATAAAGTCTTGTACTGTTTGATTCATTTCCATTATTTATCATCTTTCTTCTTTTGTTTAGGATCTTTTGGATCTTTTTCAAGTTTGTCGGTATCCACACGTGGTTTCTTTTCTTCCTCGTCTGGTACAACTTTCACTTCAACTGGAGCAGGTTTAGGTGGATCATATTCCTCATCACCATCTTCGTCTGGCATAGTTTCGCCATCAGCTTCCTCTTGCTTCATTTGTTTCTTCATATCTTCCATCTCATCGTCAGATAGATTCAATACATTTTTGAAGACCCACTCTTTAGAATAGAATTCACCAACATACTGTTGTGTCATATCTAGAGTTTGTAGTCTTTCTCTAACTAATTCTGCATTACGTAATTCCGCAAAATGGTTATCAGACACATAGTCCACAACCATTTCATTACGCCATGCTTCCCAATCCTCGTTGGTAATAGTTCCTTTAAGAACAAGTTGCTTACGTAAGATCTCAAGGAATAGTGCAGAGAACCTACGGCGCAATCTGTCGATAAACTTCTGGAACTTAAGTTCGTCACGGTTAATCTCTGTGGATCTACCTAGAAGTCCAGTTGCTTGCTCTTGCTCTAGTCTTGAACTAGGAACGTTTAAAGATCTATATAGACGCTTTTGGAAGTAAATGATGTCATCAATTTGACCTAAGTTCTCTCCACCTGGAAGTGTAGATATCTCCGTACCTCGTCCACCTTCACGCCTTGGTAGCCAGAAGTCTTCCAACATAGACATATGTTTACGGTCATCTTTAAGCTTACCAGTGTTAGCATCATATACCAATTTGTTTCGATAACGAGTCATGATACCTTTCATGTACTCTTCGGACTTACCTTTAGGCATATTTCCTACATCAATGTAGAAGATCCTACGTTCTGGTGCACGTGCTAGACGATAGATAACCAAACTGTCTTCCATCATGCGCAATTGGTTAATTGGTTTTAGAGCTTTGTGTAAGTAAGATACTACTTTCTTACGGCTTTCATCCAATAGTCCTGATGTCACATAGCTGACACTATCTGGTGTTAGTTTAATTCCATTAACTGTTTCGCCGGGCTTCTCCTGATAGATGAAGTGTTCGTCAACCTTTTCAACGATCTTTGCACCTGTTAGTGGATCTTTCTTAGTTTTAACTTCCTTCACCTTACGGATCTTGGTAGCATCAATAGGACGGATCTCTTGAATACCTGCTTTTAAGTTTGATTCGTTTACGACTAAGTGATGATACATACGACCATCTACATAGAAACGTCTGAATATATCATGTCCAAGATCGTTGAATTTGAGCATATTTAATACAGTATCAAATTCTAGTTGGATCTCTTTCTTAATCTTATCTGAAGCTTCGACATCATCAAGAACAAGTTTGACTGATAGTCCTTTATCCTCAATGGTAACTGCTTCGTTTACAATATCTTCGATAGCCGCATCGACTTCGGGGTGCATAGCAACTCCACGATATTGTCTAATTAGTTCAATATTATCTTTAGATTCATCACCGTCTAGGTTTACATATTGACCGAAGTGAGAACCTGATGCAGTAACGTATCCTGCTCCATCATCATCCGTTGGTGGTACAATGGAATCAAGTTGATTCTTAGCCGCCGCTTTACGTGCGCCAGCTCTACGAATCTCGAAGCCGAATAATTTAATGCCTTGATTACTGTTGTCTGCCATAGTTTCTTTCCATTTAATAATAAGGTAGAGGAGAAATCCCCTCTACCCCTTTATTTATAACGATATTAAGTAGTCGTTGTACTTTCCCAATACTGAACTTGGAACTCAACTGGGAATTCTTCAATTGCCCCTGTTGTGTCGTAGTTCAGATCAATAGCACCAACATTGGTTGGGAAACAACCACGGAAAGTGTATGATTTGAGTACCGTTTCGTCACGATCTAATTGATCAACAATAAGATCAGACTGATAATCGGCTGGGTTAACGATACCAGTGTTAGTTGTGTGACCGTTAATACCGTTCATCCAACGTTCCATAGCATCACGAACTCCAAAGTCCGTATCGTTAATGATTGTTACAGTCCATGGTTCAAATGTTCTGTCTCCTGCAATCTGTAACTGTCTACCTCTGAATGATACAGGGATAGGAGCAATCACTGATGCAGGTAACTGAGCACCTTTACACATGAATGATGTTTGTTCGACGTTGCCACCTGCGTAAGCTGGGAAGTTAACTGTTACCTTAAATAGGTTAGGTCTAGCTCCACCACCAGCGAGTTTGGCTTTAAAATCGTCTACTCCGAGAATAGCCATTTAAATGTTCCTTTCTACTCTACTTATACAGTGCCGACAACTTCTTCAAACTCTACTCCACTGCGTACTGCAACAAAGTTAAGGGTGATGAAGTTGATGGAACGTGCTGGTTTGATGAAGACGTTAGCAATAAACTCATTGCGGTCAATAACTGACGAAGTGTTGTTTGTTTCGTCACAAACTACTTTGAAGTCTGTAATACCACGGCGACCTTTGATTTCTCTTAGGACTGGTTCTACGATGTTAACGAATTCTGCACGAGTGAACTCATCATTAAGTTCAAACATTACATTTTTAGCCGCTTCACCGATAGCTCTCTCTAGTGTGAGGAACAATCTGCGAACATTGATACGATCAAATGCTGATGGTCTATTTAAGTGAGTTTTATCACCAAAGAGTAGAACACCTTGACCTGGGATATTGCCAACAGGGTTAACGCCTGCTTTATACAATGTATCACGTTGTGCTTTAGTTGGGTTGTATACAGTAGATGTAACACCTAAGTATTGTCCACGTCTTCCACCAGCTGGTGAGATCCATGGTGCACCATTTGCGTCTGATGCTGACATAATGCCCGCTGTAGACGATGCGGCAGGGACACTAACATATTTGTCGTTATATTTGTCGTATACCTTTAACCAGTTACAATCAACAAATAATGTGCTGTCGAAAGTAAATGCGTTTGTTGTAGCTAAAACGTTTGTTGTAATTGTCGCTGGGTTATTGACACCAACAACATCGTTTCTAGCAGGACCTGCAACTACTACACAATCTTTACGTGCTTTTGCTGTTGCTACAAGATCATTAACAACTGTTACCTGATCTGCACTTGAGGTCATACCCGGAGCGATTAAGAAGTCAACTTCAACAGTATCTACATCTTCATATAGATCGTATGCGCCTGTGATATCTCCTGCTGTATATCCACTTGATACTACACCACCTGTTAGGTTATATGTCTTAATAGCAGGTGCTGATAGGATGAAATCTTCTCCACTATCTGCGGCAGTACCTGCACCAACATCTGAGAATGCTGTTTCAAAGCCAGCCATCCAAACATAGTTTGAACCTGTGTTGACAATATCTTTAACGTAGTTTGTTGATCCGTCTGCATTTTTAGCATCTAAAGCTAATGATACGAATGGATATGTTTCCAGTACTGCGCCTTTAGCACCAAAATTACCAAGAGTATCGATAACTGCAACGTGTACTTCGTCATTTGTTGCATTCTTAGATGTGGCGTGTGCTGATGTTCCCGGCTGTCCATCGAAGTTAGGTTTATAAGCCCAATTAGTAAATGATGATGTATGAGCAGGACATACTTGAATTTGAAGGGTATTACCTAGATCTCCTGGGTATCTACCGATAAATGTGTGACCGTCTGAGTCACGTGCAGAGATTTGGGTATCCCAATCGTCTGCGTTTTTGATTGTGGGATTGTCCGTAGTGGCGTTAACATTATCGTGTGCGTTTCTCGCAGTTGATGTGATTGCACGTGTTACGAATAGATCTGAGCTATAACGTAAATAGTATGCCGCCGTGTGGAAATCTCCACTAAAAGCATCATTAGGTGTTCCAAATGTAGATGCGAGTTCTGTCTCATTAGAGACCCTTACTCTTGCATCGACTGGACCCCAACGGAATGCGCCAACTACTGCACCAGTTGTAGACTGTACATTAGGCACTGTGCCTGACAGATCTACTTCTTTGATAACAATCGCTGGACTTTGGGATGGTGTTCCAATTGCCATGGTTATTTTCCTTTTGAAATGATAAGTAATACATAATGCGGTGGGATTTCAAGGTTACGCTGTTATTTATAAGAAAACTATTCCTAGCTATTTCATATCCCACGTATCAGATATTGCCCATCCAAACTTAGCGGGATCAACAGGACTTGGCGTATCTACAACACCATCATCAATAAATCCAAATGGAAGTACATCATCTTCAATATCTTGCATTCTTTGTTTAAATAACATGTCTTTTAGATTAATGTCTGTCATATCACCAAAGTATGCCGAAGATGCAAAATATCCAAACAATACAAGGTTCATCACAAGATCATCGTGATTACCATTCGAAGCCTCAAATGAGTTACCTCTTGCTTCGAATGTAGATATTTCTATAATAGTCTGCTCATCCACAATGTCTAGTTTATGACTTTCGAGTATATCTTTGAAGCCAGAACAACCAATACGTTTGATCTTTCTGTTCATCTCAATACCCAAACCACTACTCTTTGTAGCACTTTCAACGTGCATGTTCTCATATTCTATGTCTTGGTATAGACCCTGACATACCAAAGATCCCTGATCATTTGCTTCGATAACAACATATGCATTATTATATGCTGTTGCAAACTTCGCAATGATGTCTGGAAATAGAATAGGAGATATCCTATTGTTTCGATATACTGCTACTTGTTTAAAGGGAACTGTACTAATATCAATTATGGTAAACGTAGAGTAGTCTTGTCCACGACCTTTAGCCACATCTACCATCATAATATACTCATGTCCCTTTTCAGTTTCATCATATATTAGACAGTCGCCATTTACTCTGATGGGGTTCTTTGCTCTCAGTTTCATAAGAGTTTCAGCATCAATCAATGTATCGCCAGTACCAAAGAATGTATTACCATACTCTTGATCAAACTGTAATTGACTTGTGTTGTTTATTGTTTCTAATTTCCAATCCTGATCTCGACCAGGAACATCCCACCAATCAACTCTAAATGGTACAAAGCTATTAGTCTTTTGCTGTGCGCCTTCCCATATCTTATGGAATACGTTACCGATACCATTAGCTGTTGATGTAATAATAACCTTTGTGTCTTTACCAGACGATACAACAGGATATGTTGACGTATAGAATTGTGCATCATTCTCAACGAATGCAAACTCGTCCAAGAACAGAAGGTTAATAGATAACCCACGAATAGAGGATCCACTTGTTGCAGACGCAAGGATCTTAGAGTTATTAGAGAATTCAATAGAGCCTTTGTTAAGAGCCTTAGTTCCGGGCTGTAAGAAGAATGGAAGGTTCTCCAACATAAGCGTGACACGTGCTAACATCTCACGTGCAGTTGCACCTTTGTTAGCTAAAACTGCAATGTTCTTTTCTGAGTGGAAGATAGCATACCATAAGATATATGCAACGGAAGATATTGACTTACCACTCTGCCGACAAGCTAATACAATAGAAAATCTACTATTGTTGAAATGGTCAAACATCTTCTCTTGATATGGATAAAGGTCAAAGTTAACCAATCCTCTATCAAGGTGAATAACTTTACAATATGTCTTAGCAAAGTATTTAGGATCATCCATACACTTCTTGTACTCAAGAATATCATCCTGAGACCATGGTTCTACCACACCATCCTTTTTAACATTTTGGTTACCCAAATACGTTTTTGCGTTAATCATCTGGTGTAATATCGATCACATCATTGTTATTGCTATCGACATCCTGTAGCATTCTTTGTAGATCTGTTGTAGATCCTATAAAGACATTATTATTGGTTGTCCCACTTTCAATCTGTGGAACATCACTTTTATTGATATCTTTGTGTTTTTTGTTAAGATCCATAAGCTTGTCATTGACATCTGCAATGTTCTTAATCATACCAGACAAGACTTCGTATGCACGTGGATGCTCACTCTCTCGTGCAACTTCCATCATCATACTTAGGGCATCTTGGCCTTTTCCTATGAGATCGTAATACGTATCACGTGACTTGTCATAGTCACTCTTGATGTTCTCATCATCCGTCATCGCTCGTTATTTCCTCATAATTATAAAGCTGGGTAAAGCCATAGTCAGAATCATACTGTGGTATTATAGTTGGTGTAGTAGTTATCGTAGCATATTTAGTGCCTTTAGTAACTTCCAATTCAGCAATGGATTTAGTGATAACTTCACCATCGTCTATTGAACCTGTAAAGCTAGTTTTAACCTCAAAGTCCATCACATACTGAACTGTTTGCCTTTGTTCTTGAGGACCTTCACCTTCTTGTACAAATGCAACAGACTGAAGTGTGATAGGAATATCCTCTTTTATATCTGGATAATCTTTATATGGCTTCATGGTCACAGTATATTGTGGTGAGAATGTTGGTATGATCTGTTCTACAATTTGTAATGCATCATCCTGATTATTTGCGTAGATACCAAGAGAAAATGTTACAATGTAAGGAACTGATTGTCTTACCTTTGCACGTTTCTTATTATCATCCACACCAGCTTGTCTTAATCTAGTATTAGTCTTAGATAATTGTCGTGTAGAATCATATGCCAGTGATGTCATTTCAAAGGACATACGTGGAAGCTTCATGGCGACTGAGTCATCTTTACCAAACTCACCTACTTGTTGTAGCCTAAGAAGAAACTTAGATCTAGGGGAATATGCCAAAGGTACACGAACTGTGCTCAGAACCTTACCATTCTTATCAGTTCTCATTACATGTATCTTAGTAAAGAGTGAACCAAATATGGCAACTGTCTTCCGCAGTCTTTCGTGATAAAAGTAATCATTAAACATTAGCTTGATAGTCCTGTGCTTTTAACAACTTCACCAAATGGATTACCTTCAGAGAAGTCTAAGAAGTCTTCTATAGAGGTAGCAAAGTCTAAGTTCTGTTGATCTACAGTATCCTTTTGAGTAGAGCTAACAATCTTAGCAGTAGCACCAGATGATTGTCCAGTAAGATACTTGCCAGTAGATGGTAATGCAAAAGATCCAAGGTTGTTTGCCGAACCAACATGAATGAGTGATAAAATCTCACTACTATCATTATATTCTGCGACTTCGGCAGTCATTATTCCACCGTCCGATGCGCTGTCTTGGTTGACATATTCCCCAACAAGGAATGGTTGGAATAGTTGTGGATCTGATATTAAGATAGATGGTGGGGATGTATAGAAATCTCCACTGTCAACAATTGTTATTGAAGTAAGTTTACCACTAGCACTGTCTAGATTTGGATATCCAACGGCACTAAAGTCTGATGCTTCTTCAGAAGGTCCTAGAATTGTTACTGCTGGGGGTGTCATATACCCCTGTCCACTATCCGTTAGAGTAATTGCCGAAACTCTGTTATTCGTAACTATGGCTGTTGCTGTTGCAGTCGTACCAACACTACTTGCGATAGTAACAGTCGGTGTACTACCAGTTGCATAGTAAGATCCACCACTATCGATATTGACTTGACTGATAGATCCGCCGCTTAAAATAGCAGTTGCTCTTGCAGGTTTCTTTGCAGTTGTAGGTGCGCTAAAAGTTATAGTTGGGATAGTTGTATATAAATCTCCACTATCTGTAAGAGTGATTGATGAGATACCTTGTAATGACATTATGTGATACTCGCTGTTGCTGTCGCAGTTCTACCACGGTTAACCTTAACATCATATCTGTAAGCATGATCAATTTCTATTTGATCAATATCTGTATTGCCTGTATCAATATCTTCGTCATTGTATTCAAACAATTCACAACGTAGTTTGTATATTGGCAAGTTGTTTAGCTGATAGAATGGCTGTTCGTGCTCTACGTGCATAATTTGAAACAGTTTACCTGCGAAGGGAGTAAAGATAAGATCCCCCTCTACTGGTCTTTCACTTTTGATCTCGTTATCGAACTTACGTACTGTCTGGTTCCAACGTCTTTTTGCTAACACAAGGGTAACACTATCTCGTATCTCTACACCAAACTTACTAAAGAGATCTCCTTCACCATCAAATCCATCATTATTCTCAACATACATCTCAACTCTGTAACTAGAATTGAATGATGATACTGGATCTTCTTTGAACACCTCGTCAACATGAACTAGATCACGTGGCATGTAATACATGTCCTGACCATAGATCTGCATTGCTTCGATAGTTAGATCTTCGTATAGAAGTTGTTCTGACTTATGACCATCTGAAAAGTATAAATTGCGCATATTAACCTACAAAGAATTCTACTGGAAGTTCGTGCTCTAATCTTAGATCCTCTTCGAGTTTTAATACCTCTGCATTTGCGGCTTCTAGTATTGCCAGTCCATTCATTGTGACACCACCTGGTAACTGCATACCCTCAAACTTACTGAGGTTCTGACCCCACTGTTGTTTGATTAGTGCTGTAGTATATGATTTCAACCATTTGTCATTATAGACTGACGTGTTTGTTGTTGGATCTACAAGCTGTGTGCCTTCTACAATAATGTACTGACCCGCTTTAATATCCTGACTTTCAAACTCTCCATGAATGTACAGTTTGTTTTCGTACTGAGAATAATTAACTTGTGGCATGCCATTCAAAGTCTGATCAATCATAGCAATGTGCTGTTGCATCATTGTGTAATAAGCCATGTCTCCCATGAACTTACCCATAACCGCAAGATCGTTAAGTCTAAGTTGATATCCTAAAGAGAACATGCCACTGGAAGATTTACTACCATTTATTGGAAGTACTCTCTTTACAAATATGTAATCGGATGGGATAGGAATATACTTATTAGTGACATCATCTGCCGTAATAAGATGCTTTAGATAAACTGTCTTTGTCGCATCAGAATGGTACTCTTGCCAATAGCCAAAAGCTTCATCTAATCGATCTTCTAGTTGATCCTCATCGACATTGATTTCGAGAACAGGCTCACCCAATCTGCGTTTTGCATAGTCAATTAATGTCGATCTTGAATTTGGTTTAGCCATAAATCTCGTCCCATGTGTAATCCGTTACTTCTATTTATACTAATTTATATCTCCAGGATAGCGTTGTGTCCACATTGTGTAGCTATATTTTACTCCACTTACCAATTCTGTACACTCATGACCGTGTGTAACTAGTCCGGGGAACAAAATCATCTTACCACAAGGGATATCATCGTTGTTAATTCCCTGTCTTGGGTATACAAGTGACGCTCCTTTATAGTCATCATTTAGCTTTACAGACCCTGTAACAAGTGATGCATCGTTGTGAAGTGGTAAACTTCTCTGAGTATCTACAGAATAACGCATAATAAATGCATCTCTCATACCATACATCTCAATAGGTTTCCAATACTTTTCAATAATTGGTACAACGTTTTCTTTCCAATGTGCACTCATCTCATCCCATAGACCCAATTCCTTGACACGGATCTCATACGCTGGAAACTTATCTTCTGGCATAGGTTCCCAACCTGCATGTGCATCTCCCATCTCAATCAATCTCTCACATTGACTTTGTGTCATAAAGTCTACAACAATCATGTCCTTCTCAAGAATATCAATTTTACCTGTGTGTGGAATAAACATAGGGGATGCAACAGCATTGTTATTAGTGTGTATTACTCTTTTTGTGGGTAGTTGTTTAGAGTATTTGGCATTTACTGTTGTCCAAAGTTTATCGAATAAAAGCTTGGCATCTTCACCACCGTTCCCATGATATAGACAAGGTACGGTATTGGTTATAGGGTTCCATAGCTCATTATCTACTCTACATTCTGGCTCATGTGTTTGGAAGATATATTGTTCGTAATCTAAACCAACACTGAATTTAGTTGTATCGTTTAACCACACTCTTTGCATGTATAACTGATCATCATCTTCATCGTTCAATCTTTCTGCAAAGAAGTCTTTTAATGCTCCAACTCTACCAATGTACTGACCACTATTCAAATATTTATACTTAAATAGATTCGGATCTGGATGTAAAGTTGACATACTGTCATCAGGCCAACAAGTAGCTTCTGCACCAAATAAGATCTCTACACTTGCATCCATATATCTCTTAACAATCTCTTGTAGATTTCTAGTAAAGAATACGTCATATGCATCTGTGAAGAGTACAATGTCATTTTCTGGTAATGTATCTAAGTAATCTCTAACTAGATTTACTTTATGACCACCACCAGGCCCTGACATATCTGTTCCAGCCCAATCTACATTCTTTCCTAGGTTCTTAACAGTAAACTTTTGTAGAACTGAACTATCGTTTAATGGAGCACATTTGGATCTATCTGTACCTACAGTAATCGCATGTACATCAAAGTTTTGAAACCAATCATCATGACTGAATGGCTCAATGTCCGTACCAAGTTCGTCTCTGCTTATTTGATTTGCAATATCTACCTTCAATGCCTGTATGTTGTGAGTTGCTACTTTTTGTGCTAATATCTCATCTACAGGAATGATCTTTCTATGGAAACCACTATTGATCAAATCGTTTGCCATTTCTGGTGTTAGCATATATGCGTGTGCATTGTATGGATAGCAAGGTTTGATTAGATGTTCATTAGCACCATCAACTACTCCTGTATCATCGTTTTCATTATATCCTAAGTATAGAAGATCGATTTCACCTTCATCCATCCACTCATGATACTGATTTTCTTTCCACTTAAATCTATCGATCTTTACATCATCTTCAAAGATGATCGTGGTTTCATTTAACTGGACAACCTTTTGCCATGCTTGATAATGTGATAAGAAACAACCCACCTCTCCTTTGGTGATGCGTCTATTCTTAAAGGGATCTCTCCACTTATGATTGATCCCAAATTCATTTTCTTTCATTTGTAGGTTTGTGATTTCATAACCATTAACAGCATGTTGGAATGAGTAATCTTCCAACCACCCACACTCTTTCATGAATGAGTTCTTTCGATCTACTCTGTGATTTAGATTGATAACAAGTTTATGCATAATTTATTCCCTATAAAGATACAGATCTACAGGTACGCAGATCCTCAGTTGTGAGTAGTATGGGTTGACGTGGTGGTAGGTGAAACTAGGAAATATCATAAAATCTCCTGTCTCAGGTGTGTGATGATGCCTGTTAAACATAGGATTAAAGTATTCGTCATATCCTCTGTTAGCATTAGATCTAGGATCGTGCATCACAATGTCACCACCTGAGTTTTTATCCTCTGCTAGTATATAGAAGACTCCTGATAGATGTGCTCCTGTGTGGTTGTGAATAGTCATAGAGTAGTCTTTACCATGACCAGTGATCCAAGCTTTCATCTCACAGTGATTCCAATCATCAATCGAACAATCTATAGTAGCCTTTAGATAATCATCAAAAGCCACAAACACTTGATTTGAAAACTTAGTCATTACTATAGAATCATCATCTAAGATATTATATCCCCCCAAATCACTAGGTGGATTGTTTAGATCGTATGTACTAAATATGTGTTCTACCAGACCAGTGGTGTCGAACTTACCTTGACCCACTTGTGTAGGCCATAGATTATGGATATCCATTTCACTTCCTCATCATTTGATTACATCTATATATAATGTAATTAACTCTTGACATTGCCTTCCGAATATGATACAAATAGGTATACAAAGCGAAAGAGAGAATCAACATGGTTAAACTAGGCAACATTGCTTCATTCACGAATATTGATGGAACTACTGTAACAGGTATTATCGAAAAAGTCAATGGTAAAAAGGTTACTATACGTGAACATGGCGTTGGAAATTGGGTTGTTACTGCTAATATGCTAACGTTCCTAAATATAGGTGGAGAATGACATTTGAAGAATTCTTTGACTTCTTAATGAGCGAAGAATGTTTTAATAAGTGTGCTGTTTCCTTTATCAACAATAAGGGGGAACAGCAATACATTGAACATGACAATATATTTGCATATCAAGGTAAAGTTGTAGATCTTTGGTTTAGTGGTGATGATACCATTAAGGTAGAGAACTATGAACGTATTCAACCCTATGATGGGACTATTCATATATTTTATGCGCCTGTTGACGCACCTTCCTTTCCTGTACATACAGATCCTATAGATATATACATCGAATGTCTTGACGGATGTAAGATAATGGAAATTGATGATAGGTATGTTATGATAGAGAAGGGATCTAAGATCTTTATTCCTGCAGAAACACCCCACATTGCATTGAACTCAGAGAAGGCTCTAACACTAAGCTATGGCGTTAACGACACAGAAACACTCAGTTATTTACGTAAAGACTACTGAAACATGTAATCTGAACTGTTCGCATTGCTTTACATCTGGAATGAATGGTAGGAAGATCTACTTCGACCATGTGAAGACTGCGAATTGGTGTAATCAACTCGACACTGGAGATAACTTAATTCACCTTGAATATCATGGTGGAGAACCTATGCTTGCACCCATGGCAAACCTACGTGAGTTTCATGATATCACAAAGGCGCAATGGGGTGATAGAGCAACACATGGTATTACAACAAATCTTGTATTCAAACTAACCGAAGAAAGATTAAAGTTCTTTAGTGAAGTTATTACAGGTGGTAATATAGGCACATCATGGGATCCTAATATTCGTTTTAGTAACGAACATCAGAGAAAGATGTGGGAGAATAATGTTAAACATCTAACAGGACTTGGTCATCGTGTCAAGTGCTTTATATCTGTATCTAAAGATGTTATAAAGTTACAACCAATTGAGATTGCTGATTACATGGAGTCTCTTGGTGTTGCTGAGATATCGTATGAGAGATTGACGCATGATGGTAATGCCACTATTAATACAGATATCTTTCCTCACAACAAAGAACTAGATGCTTGGTGGATGTTAATGCATGAACAAACTCAATATCATAATGTTGTGAATGGATTTATGGAAACTGTTTACGAGAAGTTTAGTAAAGGTCAGTTTAGAGCAGGAACATTCTGTCGTGATTGTGAACAGAAGATACACACCATCAACGCAGATGGTACTGTAGCAGGTTGTCCTAATACTGCACCGACCATGCATTATGGTAATATAGATACACCAGCAAAGGAAGTGCGATTAAGTCCTAAACGTATGGAGATCATATCATGTGAACAGCATGAACGTGATGAACGGTGTTATAAATGCCCTGTCTTCATGTACTGCCATTCAGACTGTCATCAACTACAGTGGATGGATGATGTTTGCCCTGCCCCTAAAACTCTAATGCTAAAATTGGCGAAAGAAAAAGAATGGATCTAATTATTAAACCAACAGAAGCTTGTAACTTCAAGTGTACTTTCTGTTCTTCTACTGACATTGATCCTAATGAAGTTGGATTGTTGGATCTAGATTACGTCTATAAGTTTCTAAAGAGATATCCTGATTGTAACACTATTATTGTTAACGGTGGAGATCCTCTTATGGTCAAGCCTGAGTGGTATCAAGAATTAATAGATCACTTAGACGAACATGACTACCCTGCATCTATATCATTCACATCTAACCTTTGGCCTTTCTTAATGAGACCAGAGAAATGGTTACCTATATTTCAGAACAGAAGATTTGGTTGTGCTACATCGTTTCAATATGGTGGTGGTAGATTAAAGGGAGACTATTCGGAGTTTACTGAGAAAGACTTTTGGATGGTATCTAACGCTATGCTTAAACACACAGGAGAACGTCCTGACTTCATTGCTGTTATAACTGATGAGAATGAACACCTTGCTATCAAGAATGTTGAGTTAGCAAAAGAGATGGGTGTAGAGTGTAAGTTAAATTATGCTATGGCATCTGGTGTGCAAGGCACTACATATCAATTGTCTAAAATCTATGAAACATATATTAAGATTTACGATATGGGTTTGGCTGAGTACGAATACAATACCAAGCAAATGATGAAACGACTTGGTGGATCTGCGACATCTTGTCCACAGAATAGATTGTGTGATACAGGAATTAGAGCTATGAACCCAGGTGGTGATTATTACTCTTGTGGTTCGTTTGGTGATGATATGGATTATCCTATTGATTTTGAAACAGAAATGAATGGAAAGATGCAAACACCACTTCAAGATGATCCTAATATACAAACAATGAAGATGGCTTGCTACACGTGTCCTATGTTTGAGATATGTAATGGCTGTAAGAAGACTGTACGAGATATGAAGAGAGAGGGTACAGTAGAATCTCATTGTAGACAGATGAAAACATTAGCACCTCGTATACTTGAGATCAATGGAATGAACCCTGATGGAGTGACAGCTTATGTCGATGAATCTATCAATTAATCCAACTTACTATTGCAACTTCTCTTGTGACTTTTGTTACTTGACAAAGCAACAGTTAAATGATAGACACAAAATAACACCAATGTGGTTACAACATTCTATGGGTCAAATAACAGATCCTATAACTCATGTGGATCTATATGGTGGTGAGATAGGATTACTAACACCTGAGTATTACTATTCTATCAAAAATGTAATACGAAGATACTATGATGGAAACATCCATATCAATACAAACCTATCAGCATTCCCTGACTTCTTTCGTGATGATGACGTTACATTGTCTGTATCATACGACTTTCATGCAAGAGAGAAGGAACAATTTGTCCTAAATAATATGATGAATGCCAATAAAGATCTGGCTGTTCTTATTCTTGCG